CAGATGGCCGGGGTGCAGCGGCAGGCGCGCCGGCTGCTGCAGGTGCGCCAGCACCTCGTCGGCCACCACCCAGGCCACGGCGCGGGCGCCGGTGCGCCGGTGATCGTGCACGCGGCTCACCCAGCCGTAGCCGGCCAGATCGTCCAGGATGGCGTGCAGCCGCTTGGCCGTCAGCGGCTGGGCGCGGTACAGGCTGAGCAGATCGGCCGCGCTGGCGCGGCCCTGGGCGTACAGCAGGCGCACGATGGCCTCGTAGCGCTCGGTCATCAGGCGGTGGGTGATCACAGCTGCGCCCCCACCATGGCCAGGGCGGCCAGCACCACCAGCGCCCAGCGCACGGCCTCGAGCAGCCAGCGCGGGCGGTGGTACGGGCCTTCGATGGGGTTGCGCCAGCTGGCGGTGCGGAAGGCCTCGCCCTCGGTGCGCGGGAAGCGGCGCGTGGTGTCGTTGACGGCGGCGCTCATGGGGTGAGCCTCCGCGCGCCGACGGCGCAGGCCTGCGGGTAGCGCGTGAGCGCGTCCACCACGGCGTCGCAGCCGTGGGCGTGGGCGCGCAGCTCGTGGATGCGTTGGCCCAGGCAGGTGATGGTGATGAGGTAAAGGTGCATGGCCAGGGCTCACGCTCCGTCCTTGATCACGTGGGCCACCACTTCGGCATCCACGTGCGGCCAGCCGGCCAGTGCGGCGGCGTTCATGCAGCGCGCCGCCATGTTGTTGACCACTTGCGGGAAGGCCATGTTGCCGCCGGCGGTGTTGCCCTGCTGGTACAGCGCGGCCTCCAGCGCGCCTGCCGCGTCGGCGGCAAACACGTCCTCGTAGCGCACGCCCGCGCGCGCCAGCCGGTGGCGCAGGTAGTCGGCCACTTCGTTGCCGGCCAGGGCGCCGAGGTGGTGGATTTCCAAGCGGCTGGAGATTTCACGGTGATCCAGTCGCTTGAGCCGGCCGATCAGCTCCGGCTGGCCGACCAGCGCCACGCCCAGCAGGAAGGAGCGGCCGTACGACAGCTCGGCGAAGCGCTTGAGGTGCCGCAGCGTGGGCGTGGGCAGGCCGTGCGCCTCGTCGATCAGCAGCAGCACCTTGCGCTGCCGGGCGCGGGCCTGGACGATGGCCTGGTGCACCTGCTCGAAGCGGTCTTGCTCGTCGCGCTTGAGCCGTTCGCTGGGCGCCAGCGCGCGCATGATGGCGGTGGCGATGTGGCCCGCCTTGATGGTTTTGCCCTTGCGGTCGTCCTCTTCCATGCCCAGCACATAGGGGCGGATGACCACCCGCTGGCTTTCGGTGGCGCCCAAGCGCGGCAGGCACTCCTGCTCCAGCTCGCGGATGACCACCGTCTTGCCGGCGCCGCTCTCGGCGACGATGGCCACGAAGCCGCGCTGCTCCAGCGCGTGCGTGAGCGCGGCCATGGCGTACTGGTAGCCCTGGCCCTTGAACACGTCCTCGGCCTGCTCCAGGTGGGGCGAGAACGGCGTGCGCCTGAGGCCGAAGCGCTCCAGCGTCTGCGCGTACAGCGGCACGTTATCGAATAACATCTTCAGGTCCCTTTCATGGTTGGCTTCGGTTGCTGACTGGCGGGGGGATGCCGGCGCCGCACTGGCGGCGTTGGCGCAAGCCCCGGGCGTTGGCGCGTCCGGGGCTTTTTCTTGGGGCAAGGCGATGGCGCGCAGCTCGGCGGTGGTGGCGCCGGCGTTGCGCAGCGCGTCGACCACGCTGGCGCGCACGGCGGCGGTGCGGCGCTTGGGCCATTCGCCCTTGCTGACGATGGCGTTGATGGCCGCCAGGCTCTGGCCGCTCTCTCGGGCCAGGTCGCGCTGGCTGAGCGCGATGCGGCCGAGGGTGTTGGCTAGGGTCATGACTCAGTCGTCCAGCGGATTCGGGTCGTCGCCCTGCATCCAGCGGATGCCGGCCTCAACGCCCTGCTCGTAGGTCATGCCAGGAAACCGGGAGCCGCCTTCGTCGGCCTGATCCATGCACTGGTTCAGCACTTCGTCGATTTCGTCTTGGGTCGGTCGGGACATCTGCTTTCCTTTCACTCATTCGCAGCTACGCCACCCACCACGCGCAAGCCGGCGCGGACCGTGAGGCGGTGCTGCAGGTTGTCCAGCTCGTTCTCTGGCGCGCCCTGGGGGCACCAGGCGCGCAGCTGGGACACGCGCTCGGGGGTCATGTCGACGCCGCGCCGACGCAGCGCGTCGGCCAGCTCGAAGCCGCTGAGTACGCGCGCGGGTGCGGCCTGCACGCGGGCCAGCGGGGCGGCGCCTGCGGGCGCCAGCGGCGTGCCGCGGCGCGGCAGGGGCGTGGCGGCAGGCAGCTGGTCGAGACGCTTGTATGGATCGATGCCGCCCAAGTGCGCGAAGGGCACGGCCTTGGCCTTGCGGGCAGCGGCGGCGGCCTCGTCGGTGGCGGCGCCGGTGGCCAGGCGCTCGATGGCCTTGCGGTTGGTGTCCAGCGCGGTGTCGGCCGGGCCCTTGTGCTCGTGCCCGATGCGCGCGGCGCCCAGGGGGAAGCCGCCGGCGTCCAGCTCCACGCGCGGCACTTCGATCAGCGCCTCGTCCTTGCTGCCTTCGTGGCGCACCACGTAGGCCAGTTGCGCGTCGTAGGGGTGCTGGGTGAGGTGCAGCGTCTCGCCCAGCGCCGCGCCCTGCACGGCGCCCACGTCCCAGGTGTGGCCGCCGAACTGCACGTGCAGGAACGGGCCGCTGACCTTGCGCGGCTCGGCCTTGCCGGCCAGCAGCTGGCGGCACATCTCGGGCGGCGGCGCCAGGCGCAGCTGGGGCTGGGTGATTTCCATCCACTTGGCGCTGCGCGTGGCGCCGTGGCGGGTGTGCACGCGCTGCGCGTTGTAGTAGCGCATCCAGCGGCCAGCCTGGTGGTTGATCCACGGCAGATCGGGCACGTGGGCGAGCTTGAAGCCGCTTTCGAAGTCGCACTCGATCAGGTGGTGTGCCTTTTCCACCTGGCCCTTGGCGCGCGGATTGCCGGCCTGGTTGACGATGGGCTGCACGCACAGGCGGCGCAGCAGGCCCATGAAGGCGCCAGCGGTGCCAGCGCTGCCTGGGTCCATCATCAGCATCCAGGGCACGCCGTGCATGCCGCCGTCGGCCCGCTCCTGGATGGCCGCCAGAAAGGCCGCCGCCATGCCGGCAATGCTCTCGCCGCCGGCGGCGTAGTAGACGAATATCCAGCCGCTGAAGTGGTCGGTGATGGCCCAGCGCGTGAGGCGCTGGCGCCTGATGCGCTCGAAGTTCTCGGGCTTGTTTTTGTAGTACTCGCCGGGCGGCATGTCCTGCAGGCCATCCTGACCCTGGCCGGGCACGTAGAACAGGGTGCTGATGGACGCGTCGATCTGCCACACCTGGTTGGGGTGGTCGCTGGCCAGCGGCTGCGCGGGCGTGGCGCGGCGCAGCTGCTCGGGGTGCAGGCCCATCTGGCGCAGGGCGCGCGCGCAGGCGGCGGGCGAGAGCGGGCGGACCTCGCCCGTGGCGGGGTCGGTGGCGCTGGCAAACAGTGGGTGGTTGGCGCGCAGGGTCTCCAGGGCCCAGGCCACGCTCATGATCTTGCGATCGTTGGCGCGGTAGCCCTCCATCAGCGTGGCCGACAGCAACTGCGCATCGGCGGCCTGCAGCGCGCACTTCCCCGCATCGCTGCGGCGCTTGCGCGGGGGCTGCACGCTGACTTCTCCCAGCCAGCGGTGCAAGGTGGCGGCCGAGATATTCAGGCGCTCGCACGCGGCGCGCTTGAGCGCGGCCTTTTCGCCATGGCCAGCGGCGGCCAGTTGCTGCGCGAGCGGGGCCAGTTGCTCGATCTGCGCGGGGGCCAGAGGCATGTCCGCGGTCTGCATGGGGGGCCTGTGCGGCGGGGCCAGCGGTGGCGGGCGTTGGGCGGGATCAGTGCGCGGCCTTGCCGGGCTGCTGGCGGGCGCGGGCCTCGTCCTCGGCCTCCATAGCCTCGGCGCCGCGCAGCCACTCGGGCTTGCCGTCGCCCACCAGGTCGGGCAGGCCAAACTCTTCTTGCAGCAGCAGCAGCTCGCGCCGCAGCTGGCCGACCATGCCGGCCATCACGTCGCGCGGCGCGCTGGCCAGGCCGCCGTGGGCCTGCACCAGTTGCTCGAATCCCTTTCGCAGGCCGCCTTGCACCAGCACCGTGGCCTCGGCCGTGATCTGGCCCAGCTGCTGGGCGATGGCGCTGCGGCCCTCGTCGCCCGGCGCGCCGAAGCGCTCGGCCTTCAGCGTCAGGGCGTCGTTCTCGCGGCTCTTGGCCTCCAGCAGCTTGTCGCGCGCCAGCACCTTGCCGGCCACATCGTCCAGCTGGCGCTGCATGGCCTCTTTCTCGCGCGCATGGCGCGTGATCAGCTCTTCGGCCAGATCAAGAAAGCTGTCCTTGTCGCCGCCCTTGGCGGCCTCGATCAGCGCCAGCTTCTGGTCATCGGGCAGGCGGCGGTATTGGCGCAGCTCGCGGTAGCCGATGCCCATGCGGGACATGGATTCAAGGGCGTCTTCGCCGAAGGACTTGAGAGAGTCGATCGCCTCGTTGGCGTGTTGGGGCGTCCAACCCAGCATGTGGCAAAAGTTGTCCCAGGTCCCCTTGGAATGAAGACCGTCTTCACTTTTTCCGCTGGAAATGGCCTGGTACAGCTTGCGTTCCTTCACAAAAGCCAGCTTGGAAATGAAGACGGTCTTCGAAAATTTGGCGAACGCATCCGCCATCTGCGCCTGCCCCAGCAGCTGGTTCAGCAGGTCGCGGTCGGCGCCCGTGGCGTCGTGCGCGGCCAGCGCCACGGCGGATTCGCCCAGCTGGTCAAAGGCCTCGGCGCCGTCGATGACGACGGGCGCAGCGGCGGTGGGGACGGTGGGCTTGCGGCCGGGCTTGCGCGGTGTTTTGGCGGTCATGGCGTGGGGGTCAGTGGTTGGGGTTGGAGATCTGGCGCAGCCAGGCCACGGCTTCGGGGCTGGCTTCGCGCAGGTGGTTGGCCTGCGTTTGCTGAAGGCGGCGGTCGGCCTCGACAAAGCCGTTGAGCACGCGGGTGACCAGGCGCGCGAACTGCACGCTGGCGCAGTAGTGGCCGGTGGGCAGCTTGCGCAACCAGCCCTGTTTGACCAGCACGTCGGCGCTGCGCGTGACGGTGCTGGGCGGGCAGCCCAGGGCGGCGGCGATGTCCTTGTTGGGCAGGCCATCGGGCAGGTGGCCGGCCAGCAGCTCGACCATCGCGCAGGCGCGCAGCACGGCAGCGCCGGGGGCTTTGTCGTCGGTGGGGGCGCTCATGCCAGCACCTCGCCACGGCCGAATTCAGCGCGCAGGGCACGCAGGCCGCGCCCCCAGGTGGCGCGCACTTCGGCCAGGCCATGGTGCAGGCGCGTCCGCTCCAGCACGGCGGATAGGTCGCCGCTGGTCATCGGTGCGAAGTGCACGCCCATGCGGGCATGGCGCGCGTAGTCCCGGCGCGCTGTGCGGCAGTCGATGGGCAGCGCCTCGCGGTGCGTGTAGGCGGCGGTGCGCGCCAGCGGCGTGCCGGCGCGGCGGCGGGCCTTCTCGCACATGAGCACGGTGCGCACGGCCTCGACGGGGATGGTGCGGGCGATCGCCCCGGGGTTTGTTTGCTTCATATTTGCTTGCGCGATGTGCCGCGAAAATGGTTCAATCAGCCACCGGCAGACCCAGGCGCAGGCGCACTTCGCGGCCTTCGCCGTAGTTGCCCTGGCGCAGGCCGCGCACGGCGTCGCTGACGGTGCGGTACTTAAAGCCGTTGGCTGCGGCCCAGCTCTTGAGGGTGTGACCCTGCTGGCGCAGGCGGTGCTTGATTTGGTTGGGCGTGGGTTGCATGGTTTGGGTCGCTGCGGTTGACTGCGATATGCAGAGAATATCTACCTTTGTGGAGATATGCAAGTGGTTGATGTAGATTTTTCTGAGGCCGTACTGAATCGGCTCAAAACAGCACTGGGCAAAACCAAGGACAAAGAGGTCGCGGCGGCGCTAGGGATAGGAGAGAAGGCGTTCAACGCCAGAAAGACGCGCAATTCGTTTCCCGAAAAAGAACTCCGCGCCCTCGCGCAGCGCCGCCCCGAGCTGGACATTGACGTGGAGTACGTTCTGACGGGTGGCCGCCTGTCGCCGCACGAGCGCCAAGCCATCGACCGAGCAACACAGTTCACCAGCGAACTTGAAGGCTTGGATGCAGCCTCGCGCGAGAGGCTGTTGACGCTGGCGCACCAGGCTGGCTTAGACACTGCTCGCGCGGCCGCTGCTCAGCCATTGAGCGACGACGAGCGCGAGCTGCTCGAGATGTTCCGCGCTGCCCCCCTGGCTGCGAAGGCGGATGCCATCAAGGTGCTGCAGGGCAACGCGCGCAAAGGCAGCATGAGCCAGGCACAGCAGACGTTCAATGCACCGGTGTCGGGTCGTGTGGCCGGACGTGACTATCGGGAGCACGACCCGCCAACCAAGCGAGGAGCTAAGAAGAGATGAGCAGGCGCAAGCAGACATTCAACGGCGAAGTCAGCGGCTATGTGGCAGGCCGCGACATGCACGTCTATCAGGGTGGTCAGCGACCCGACTGGTGGTCGATGGAGCGGCGGGAGTTGCTGTATGCGAGGACGATGGCTGACAGACAGGCTGCCAGGGCGCGCCGGCGCATGCTCTTGAACTGGCCGATGATTGTTTGGGTGCTGCTGATGTGTGGCGGCGGGGTCGCAGCGGCGTGGAACCTGCGCGAAGGGCTTGCGGTGCTGCGCGGCCTGCACCCACCAAGCACCAGTAACCAAGGTATGGCGTTTGCACTGACGATAGCCTTCGCCCTGACTGTGCTGGCGTTCAGCCACTGGGTCATTCGCGTGCAGCGCCCGGAGCGAGCGGTGATTCGTTCTGCCCTTAGCGACATCGATGAGATCGACGTGGTGCTGCGGCGGCGCGAGTGGTGACAGCCATGATTACCCAAGCTCTGCAAGAGACGACGGCGCCAGCCTTCGACTGGGTCGCGCGCGAATTGGTGTTTGCTGACGAATCAGCCAGGCCACTGCTGCTGGATGCCTTTTCAAGGCACCGTAACGACAGCCACCGCAAGCTGGTCAAGGCGCTGGAAGAGGCCTGGCATGCGGTGAGCTGGCCCAGCGGCGAGGCGTACTTGCGCTCGCTCGGCTGGCTGCCCAAGGGCGAGCGGGGCGCCGGCTATGCCTACGATGGCGACGAGCTGATGGAGCTGCTGGCCCACCGACTTGGGCACGTGGCGCACCGGATGTTTCGCGATGCGCAGGTGCGCGCGGCCATTGACCCGCAATCACCCACGCGGGTGCGCAGCTACACGCAGGTGATGATCAACCGCGACCACTGGCACGATGAGGAGCGCAACGTCTGCGGCATCAAGAAGGCGTCGCTGCTGTCAGTCGACGCTGGCCTTCTGTTCTTGAGGCAGCCGGCGCACCAGCACCCGGCCTGCGACTGCACGGCCGATCCGCATCCAACCTAAGAACAAGAGCGCAATGTCGACGAGGACCTGCTTGAAGTGCGGCCACATCAACCCCAAGGCCGACGGCGGCTACCTGGAGGCGTGCCCGCAGTGCGGCGCGATCTACACCAAGGTGGAGCGCGCGCTGGCAGCGCGCCGCGCCGAAGAGCCCCCGGCTGATGCCACGCCGGCCCGGCGCGTGGCGGCCGGCGCTGTTGGCGCTGCCCGCAAGCCCAAGCGAAACGAATGGATGGTGGGCCTGCTGCTGGCGCTGCTGCTGGTGCTGGTGCCGATGTGGATTTACCAGGAGGTCTGGGGCGTCACAGCCAAGCAGCGCAGATCCAAGGCGACGAACGCCGCGATGAGAGAGGCCGACAGGCCGGTCGTGAGCAACAGCGGCTGGGACGGATCGGTGCACCAGGTCGAGCGCTACCTCAAGCGCAACCTCAAGGACCCCAGCTCGCTGAATGTGATCGAGTGGGGCAACGTAGTGCCTGGCGCCGACGGCGGCTTCGTGGTGCGCGTGAAGTACCGCGCCAAGAACAGCTTTGGCGGCTATGTGATCGAGGACCAGGTGTTTTCGCTCGATGCGCAGGGCAACGTGATTGGCGCGGTCAATCTGTGATGGCGTCGGCGCACCCTGCTCGCACCGCAACGAATGCATAGGAGATAAGCATGGCAACCGACAAGAAGTCACCGCCGCCACCGCCACCGCCACCGCCACCACCGCCGCCACCACTCAATGAGTCGACCGGCTCTGCCGCGCTGACGTATGTGACGCGCAATGTGGCGCCGCCGCCCGCGCCGCCTGCGCCGCCGCCCGCGCCGCCTGCGCCACCAAGAAAGTAGTCCGCAGCCCGTTGCCGCTTGGCCGCAACACCGGAACAATGGTGGGCATGAGCACAAGCACTGTTGAACACGATGCGTCCCCCGAAGCCTACGAGACGGGCTGGCGGCAAAGGTGGGAGCTGGTCAACTGGGCCCGCATCACTTTCCGCTACCACCGCAAGCGGCAGCGTTTTTTTGACGTGTGCGACAAGCTTGTCCAGGCCACGGCTCTGACCGGCGGCGTGCTGGTGGCAGGCAAGGCCTTGGCCGATCACCTGCCGCTGCTGGGTAGCGTCATTGCCTTCAGCGGGTTGATGGCGCTGTTGTTTGGCTTTTCTGAACGGCGTCAGTCCTACAAGGAGCTGGCCGAGCAGGCCATGGCGCTGCAAGGCGAGATCGTGGCCGTGCCTGCAGCCGAGCTGACGCCGGCCAGACTGGCGGAATGGGACGCCAGGCGCTGCGCCATTGACCTGAAAGAGCCGCCGAACCTGAAGACGCTGGTGGCCATGTGCGAGTGGGAACAGGCGGTGGCCGATGGCCACCCGGAACACTGCGCGCGCCCAACATGGTGGCAACAGGCGTACATGCATTTCGTGTAACGCGGCCAGGCGGGCGCCTACCCCGCGTCGACGCGCATTTCACCAAGCCACGTTCTGCGTGGCTTTTTCTTGGTCTGCTACGCCATTCACGGCGCATCTACAAAGCGCTTTAGTTGGCCCGCCTCGCGCGCGCGCGGCAAAGTGCCCGCATGGCCACCGACCCCGGCGACGAGCACCACCACTGCGCAAGCTGCGCGCACTTCTCGCGCGAGCGCTCCAACCTGTCTCACCTGGGGTTCGGCCACTGTGTGCACGTGCCGACGTGGCGCCATTTCAGCGCCAGCGCGCCGTGCACGTTTGTTCCCTCTCGATGGAGACCTGGACGTGCCCGACCTTCTGAACCTGTTTTCGCGCCGCTGGCGCATGACGGATTGGCTTCTGGTGGCCTTGGGGCTGGCGCTGCTGGTGTGGCTGATGGCGCCGCAGCAGCTGCCGGTGAGCGTGTACAAGCTGAGCCTGGTGGCCATGGCGGCCGTGGCCGGATATTGGATTGACCGCAGCCTGTTCCCCTACGCGCGGCCGGACTGCTTTCAGGCCGACGAGGACAACGCCGAGGAGGTGCCGGCGCCGGGCAGTCCCGAGTGCGGCACCGACGACGTGTGCGTGCTTGGCGTGGTGAGCGAGGCCAACCCCAGGCTGATGGCTGCGGCCATGCTGCGCCGCGCGATCATCGTGGCGGCGGCCATGCTGGCGATGGGGCTGGGGGCCTGATGCTGTCAAGGCGAGCCATGCGCGCGCTGGCGGGGCCGGCGTGCACGCTGATCGCGGCCCTGCTGGTGTTGATGGCGGCAGGCATGTGGTCGATGGTGCGCGGGCAGGTGCAGCCGCCGCAAGCGGCCGCGCGCTACAAGTTGACGCTGCTGCGCGAGGCGCACAGCCAGTGGGGCCTGGATGCACCCGTGGCCGCTTTCGCCGCGCAGGTGCACCAGGAGAGCGGCTGGCGCGCCGATGCGGTGAGCCACGTGGGTGCGAGCGGCATGGCGCAATTCATGCCGGCCACCGCGCGCTGGTGGTGCGAGCGCACGAGCACGCCCACGGCCGACTGCCTGCCGCACAACCCGACCTGGGCGCTGCGCGCGCTGGTGGGCTACGACAAGTTTCTGTACGACCGCGCACCGGCGCGCTTCAACCGGTTTGACCGCCTGTGGCTGGCCTTGCGTGGCTACAACGGCGGTGAGGGCCACTGGCAGGCGGAGGCGCGCAGTACCGGGCTGCGCGCGCCCACGATTGCCGAGATTGACAGGGCGTGCGGCCAGGCCCGCCGCGCGCCCGTGCATTGCCGCGAGAACCTGCATTACCCGCGCCGGATTCTGCTGGAGCTGCAGCCGCGCTATGCGGGCTGGGGCGCAGTGTGGAGCCCGCAACCATGACCGCCGCGCTGTGGCTGCTGGCCAAGGCCCTGGCCGCCGCCGCGCTGGTGGGCGCGCTGCTGCTGGGCGTGCGCAGCTGCCAGGAGCACTACCGCGAGCAGGGCCGCGAGGAGGTCCGCACCGAGTGGAGCAGCGCCGACAACCAACGCGAGCTCGAGGAGCGCGAGGCAGTGATCGACAAGCAGCGCGCCGAGCGCGCCGAAGAGCAGCGCATGGCGCGCGAGAAGGTGAAGAAGGACCATGAACAAGCCCAACGTGAAAAGCGCCTGCTGGATCGCGCTGTTGCTGCCGAGCACACTGCTGATGGGCTGCGCGACACCATCGCCCAGCGCGACGCCGAGAGCCGTGTTCGACGTGCCCAAGGCACGTGCGCCGCTGCCGAGCGCGAGGCTGATGACGCGGCCACGGCCCGAGGATTACTCGGCGCGTGCGCAGGCCGATACACAGAGCTGGCGGCAGAGGCTGGGCGGCTCGCCGACCAGGTGATGGGCCTGCAGGACCACATCGTGGTGGTGCAGCCCGAGGCGGCGGCGCTGTTGTCTGAGATCGGGGGCGAGTGATGCAGATCACGCTGGATTTGTGGCACCTGATTTCGCTGTTGATCACGGTGCTGGGGGCGAGCGCTGCGGGCGGCAAGCTGTTGCTGGCGCAGACGCAGCGGCACCTGGACCACCGTTTCGATGTGCAGGAGAAGGCTCGCTCGGACAACCACGATGCGCTGTCGGGCCGGCTGGACCGCATGGAGTCGGTGGCGCGCGAGGAGATGGACAACTGGCGCCGCATCGAGCGCGATCTGCTGGCGCTCAAGGCCGACATGCCGCTGCATTACGTGAGGCGCGAGGACTACATCCGCGGTCAGAGCGTGATCGAGGCCAAGCTGGATGCGCTGGGCAGCAAGTTGGAAGCCGCGCAGCTGCGCGCGGTGGGAGCGAGTGATGCAAAACATTGACACGGCGCGCATCCGGCGCGAGAGCCTGCGCTGGCTGGTGATGCTGACGCTGAACAACGCGCGCCCGCTGGGCGCCCCGGAGGCACTGCTGCTGCCGGTGGCGCAGAGCGTGTACGCCGACGCCACGCCGCTGGAGCTGCGGCGCGAGCTGGAGTATCTGCACGAACGTGAGCTGGTGCGGGTGGAGCGCCGCCCTGACGGGCCGTGGCACGCGAGCCTGACGCGGCATGGCGTGGACGTGGCCGAGTACACGGTCGATTGCGAGCCGGGCATTGCGCGCCCGGCCAGGTACTGGTGACCGGGCATGGCACGCAAGAGCAGCATCAGCCGGCTGCCGGCCGAGATCAAGAGCTACATCGAAGCGATGCTGGCCACCGGCGCGCAGACGCTGGATGAGCTGATCGCCGACCTGCAGGCGCGTTACCCGGCCGAGGCGAACGCGGGGCAGCTGCCCAGCCGCAGCGCCGTGCACCGCTACGGCCAGAAGCTGGACCGGCGCCTGGCCGCGATCAAGGCCAGCACCGAGGCCGCACGGCTGATCAGCGAGCAGGCGGGCGACAGCAAGGACGCGCGCAGCGAGGCGCTGACGGCGCTGGTGCAGACGGAGCTGTTCGAGGCCATTCTGGCGCTGCAGGAAGCGGACGATTCCGATGTCGACACGTCTGAGCGTGTGGGGCTGCTGAGCAGCGCGGCCAAGAACATCGCCACGCTGAGCCGCAGCTCGGTCAACCTGAAGCTGTTTCAAGCCAAGGTGGAGGAAGAGACGCGCAAGCGCGTGCTGGAAGAGCAGCGCAAGAAGCTGGACGAACTGGGCCGGACGGGTGATGTGGCGCCCGAGATGCTGGCGCGGGTGATCAAGGCGGCGTATGACCTCTGAGCCTGTCGCCACCGCCAGCCCGGCGCTGCAGCTGTACGACTACCAGCGCCGCTGGGTGCAGGACGAGTCGCGCTTCAAGATCGCCATGTTCGCGCGCCAGTGCGGCAAGACCTTCACCAGCACGCTGGAGATCGTGCTGGACTGCCTGCGCGCCGAAAGCCAGGGCCAGCGGCGGCGCTGGGTGATCCTCAGCCGCGGCGAGCGCCAGGCGCGCGAGGCCATGAACGAGGGCGTGAAGCTGCACCTGCGGGGCATGCAGGCGGGCTTCAAGGAGTACGAGACGCCGTTCGACGCCAGCGTGCGCAGCCTGGAGGTGGAGCTGCCGGGCGGCAGCAAGATCACCGCGCTGCCGGCCAACCCGGACACGGCGCGCGGCTTCAGCGCCAACGTGCTGCTGGACGAATTTGCCTTTCACCAGGACAGCCGGGCGATCTGGCGCGCGCTGTTTCCGGTGATCTCCAAGCCCGGCCTGAAGCTGCGCGTGATCAGCACGCCCAACGGCAAGGGCAACAAGTTCTTCGAGCTGATGACGGGCAAGGACGATGGCTGGAGCCGGCACAGCACCGACATCTACCAGGCGGTGGCCGATGGCCTGCCGCGCGACATCGAGGAGCTGCGCCGCGGCGCCGGCGATGAAGACCTGTGGGCGCAGGAGTTCGAGCTGAAGTGGCTGGACGAGGCCAGCGCCTGGCTGAGCTACGAGCTGATTCACGCCTGCGAGGACGATCTGGCCGGCCTGCCGCAGCACTACACGGGCGGGCCGTGCTACGTGGGCGTGGACATCGGCGCGCGCAACGACCTGTTCGTGATCTGGGTGATCGAGCAGGTGGGCGACGTGTACTGGACGCGCGAGATCATCGCCCGCAAGCGGGTCAGCTTTACCCAGCAGGACACGCTGCTGGCCGAGGTGTTCGAGCGCTACCGCGTGCTGCGCGCCTGCATGGACCAGACCGGCATGGGCGAGAAGCCCGTCGAGGACGCGCAGCGCCGCCACGGCTCCAGCCGCGTGGAGGGCGTGCTGTTCACCGCGCCCAACAAGCTGACGCTGGCCACGCTGGGCAAGGAGGCTTTCGAGGACCGGCGCATCCGCATTCCGGCCGGCGACAACGTGCTGCGCGCCGACCTGCACAAGCTGCGCAAGGAAACCGGCCCCACCGGCGCGCCGCGCTTTGTGGCCGAGAGCGACAGCGCCGGCCACGCCGACCGCACCTGGGCAGCGTTTCTGGCGCTGAACGCGGCGGCGGGCACGGGCGGGCCGATTGAATGGCGCGCCGTGCCCACCCACCCGCGCGGCTTCGACAACCTGACGGGCACGGCGCCGCGCTTTGCGATGCGCGCCGAGCAGCAGTACGCGGGCGATGACCTGTCGCCGCCCGAAAGCGCAGCCACCTGGTAGACGACATGGCCACATCACGCATCCTCGGTCCCGACGGGCAGCCCATGAAAATGCCCGATCTGCAGACGCCGCAAACGGCGCACCTGACGGCGCTGCAGCGCGAGCTGCAGGCGCACCCCACGCGCGGGCTCACGCCGAGCCGGCTGGCCACGATCCTGGACGCGGCCGAGCAAGGTGAATTGACGGCGCAGTTCGAGCTGTTCGAGGACATGGAGGAGAAGGACGGCCACATTGCCAGCGAGATGAACAAGCGCCGCCGCGCCTGCATCCTGGAATGGGAGGTGGTGCCGCCTCAGAAGTCGCCCACGCCGGCCGAGGCCAAGGCCGCGGCGCAGCTGGACGAGCTGCTGCAGGAGATCCCCGACTTCGAAGACGTGCTGTTCGATGTGACCGACGCCATCGGCAAGGGCTTTGCCTGCCTGGAGATCGAGTGGCACCGCGTGGAGCGCTTCTGGCTGCCCAAGACCATCACGCACCGGCCGCAGTCGTGGTTCGTGCTGCACCGCGGCTACCGGCAGGAGCTGCGCCTGCGCACGCACCAGCACGTGGACGGCGTGCCGGGCCAGGCGCTGCAGCCCTTCGGCTGGCTGACCCACGTGCACAAGGCCAAGAGCGGATACCTGGAGCGCTCGGCGCTGTTCCGCCAGCTGGTGTGGACCTACCTGTTCAAGAACTACAGCGTGGGTGACCTGGCCGAGTTTCTGGAGATCTACGGCATTCCGCTGCGCGTCGGCCGCTACCCCACCAGCGCCAGCGAGGCCGAGAAGCTGACGCTGCTGCGCGCGCTGGCGGCCATCGGGCACAACGCGGCGGGGATCATCCCCGAGGGGATGATGATGGAGTTCCACAACGCCGCCACGGGCGACCCGAAGGCGTTCGAGCTGATGATCAACTGGTGCGAGCGCAACCAGAGCAAGGTGATTCTGGGCGCCACGCTGACCAGCGGCGCCGATGGCAAGTCGAGCACGCACGCGCTGGGCAAGATCCACGACGAGGTGCGCAAGGACCTGCGCGATGCCGACGTACGGCAGCTCAACACCACGCTCACGCGCGACCTGGTCTACGCCGTGGCGGCGCTGAACGGTCTGGCGCCGGAGGGGCCGCGGCGCAGCCCGCAGTTCCAGCTCAACGCGCAGGAGACCGAGGACCTGACGGCCTACTCGGAGGCGCTGCCCAAGCTGGTGAGCATCGGCGTGCAGCCGACGGTGAAGTGGGCGCACGAGAAGCTGGGCATTCCAATGCCGCAGGACGGCGAGCCGGTGCTGCAGCAGCCCGCGCAGCCGATGCCGTTTGGCCTGGCCGGCCTGCGCGCGGCCTGGCCGGCCGATGCGCCGCTGGCGGCCCTGGCTGCCGCCACGCCAGGCGCCGCGGCCACGCCACCGCAGGCCATGGCGCAGCAGCTCGCCGCCGGCGCGGCGCCGGCCGTGACCGGCTGGCTGGCGCAGATTCGCGCCCTGGTGGAGCGTGCGCAAAGCCTGGACGACATCCGCAACGGGCTGGAGCAGCTGCTGCCCGACATGACGCTGGACCAGTACGCCGCGGCCATGGCCCAGGCGCTGGCGGCGGCGCAGCTGGCCGGCCGCTACGAGGTGCTGCAGGAAGCCGGAGGCCTGGGCGATGGCTGAGGTGGCCTACGGATCGTTGCCGTTCGGCGAGATGGTGAGGTTTTTCCTGCGCAAGCTGAACCTGCCCACCGAGCATTGGACCGACATCTACACGCGCGAGCACGATTGGGCGTTCGTGGTGGCCGGCGCCAACCGCGACGCGCTGGTGGCCGACTTTCGCGCGGCTGTCGATAAGGCCATCGCCGAAGGCGGCACGCTGGAGGATTTCCGCCGCGACTTCGACCGCATCGTGGCCACGCACGGCTGGGACTACAACGGCGGGCGCGACTGGCGCAGCCGCGTGATCTACGAGACCAACCTCAACACCGCCTACGCCGCCGGCCGCTACGAGCAGCTGCAGGCGGCGCCGTACTGGCAGTACGTGCACGCTGACTGGGTGACCAACCCGCGCCACCAGCACCTGGCTTGGGACGGCCTGGTGCTGCGCCGTGATGACCCCTGGTGGCAGACGCACTATCCGCCCAACGGCTGGGGCTGCCAGTGCAGCGTGCGCGGCCTGTGGCCCCGCGATCTGGCCGCCATGGGCAAGGACGGCCCGGACGAGGCGCCCGAAGTGCACCTGGTCGAGCGCCTGATCGGCCAGCGCAACCCGCGCGGCCCGCGCCTGGTGCTGGTGCCGGCGGGCATCGACCCCGGCTTTGAGTACATCCCCGGCAGCAGCCGCCAGCGCGGTGCGGCCCAGGGCAACATGGGCCAGTGAGGCAGGGATGGCCGGCACAAGCATCAGCATCGACACCCGCGCGCTGGATGGCCTCAAGACCAGCCTGCGCCTGATGGCCACTGGCGTGCGCGACACCCGCACGCTGATGCCGCGGCTGGGCGAATACCTGCAGCGCAGCACGCAGGAGCGCTTCAGGACCCAGACCGACCCGGACGGCGGCGCGTGGGCCGCGCTGCAGCCCCGCACGCGCGAGCGCAAGCGCCACAACCGCGACAAAATCCTGACGCAGCGCGGCTACCTGCGCAAGCACATCTACTACCAGGTGACCGCGCCCGGCCGGGTGGAGGTGTTCAGCGACCGGGTGTACGCCGCCACGCACCAGTTCGGCCGCGGTAACATCCCCGCCAGGCCGTTCCTCGGCATCAGCCGCCGCGACACCGAAGAAATTGGCGCCATCGTGCGCGACTGGGCGGCAGAATTCGGCTTCAACTGA